GAAAAAGCTCCATTGGCTCCATCTATATCACCAGTTACATTACCTGTAAGATCACCAGTTACATCTCCTGTTAAAGCTCCATCAAAAGCTGCAGATACTATTCCTGTAAAAGTACCAGATGTTCCTGAAACTATACCACTTAATGTTAAACCAGCACCTGATACTTGTCCTGTAAAGGTAGCTGTAGCTGCATCTATATCAGTCGCTGATATTCCAGTAGAAAAAGCTCCATTAGCTCCATCTATATCACCTGTAACATTACCTGTTACATCACCAGTAAGATTTCCATCAAAAGCTGCTGAAACTATTCCACTAAAATGAGCTGCTGTTCCTGAAACAGTATCTCCTAAATAAGCTACAGATACTACAGTTAAATCATTAATAGTAAATTCATCTACAGAAGTTGGAGCAGTTGGTAAATTTGTTAAATTAGAACCATCACCATCAAAGTAAGCTGCTGAAACAGTTCCTGTAAAAGTACCAGATGTTCCTGAGACTATACCACTTAAGGTTAGTCCAGCACCTGAGACTTGTCCTGTAAAGGTAGCTGTTGCAGCATCTATATCAGTAGCAGAAATACCAGTTGAAAAAGCTCCATTAGCTCCATCTATATCACCTGTTACATTCCCTGTAAGATCTCCAGTAACATCACCAGTTACATCACCAGTAACATCACCAGTTACATCTCCAGTAACATTACCTGTAACATTACCTGTTACATTACCTGTTACATTACCTGTAAGGTTACCATCAAATGTAGTAGCAGATACTATTCCTGAAAACTGAGCTGCTGTTCCTGATACCATATCTCCCAAATAAGCAACAGATACAACAGTTAAATCATTAACAGTAAATTCATCTACAGAAGTACCTACTGGAATATTCGTTAAATTAGAACCATCACCATCAAAATAAGCTGCTGAAACAGTTCCACTAAATGTAGCTCCAGTTCCACTTACTTGTCCAGCAAGTACCAGACCTGTGGAAACAGATACAGTTGCAAAGTTTTGATTAGGATCTACAAGAACAGTTCCACTAACAGGGATAGAAGCAGAAGATGCTCCATCTACTGTTATATTAATTCCTGTACCAGCCTGAACTCTTTTTACTGTACCACCTTCAGCTGAAGGAACATTGGTAAGATTTGATCCATCTCCATAATAATATGCTGCTGAAACATTTCCACTTGCTGTAAATCCTGTTCCAGATACTTGTCCAGTAAATGTTGCAGTTGCTGCGTCTATATCAGTGGAAGAAATTCCTGTGGAAAAAGATCCACTAGCACCATCAATATCACCTGTTACATTACCTGTAACATCACCAGTTACATCACCAGTAACATTTCCTGTTAAAGCTCCATCAAATGTAGTAGCAGATACTATTCCAGAAAAAACAGCAGAAGTTCCTGATACAGGTCCTGTAAATGTAGCACCAGCTCCAAGGACTTTAGTAGCAGAAACTGCTATGGAAAAAGATCCATTAGCACCATCTATATCACCTGTTACATCACCTGTAAGATCACCTTCAAATGTAGTAGCAGATATTTTTGTAGTTGTCTCAGCATCAACAACAATTCCATACTGACTAATATTTAATTTAGAAGAAGGTCCATATGTGGCTGAAGTAATACCAGATTCTTTTAAAGAAATTGTAGGATTACCTTCAGTACCATTATTATTTGAAATAGAAACTGGAGCAGTTCCACTTAATGTTCTTCCATAAGCATTTCCACCTGATACAGCAACAATACCAGTAATACCTGAAAGATCTGTAATATTATTTAATGCTGATGCACTAGCTGTAAGTGCTGTACCATTTAATTGAAAAGTTCCATTTATATTTACTATAGACTCGGAAAGTTGTAAAGGAGAAGTTGTTCCTTCTCCATCTGATACAGTACGTTTTGTTGTATCTATTCCTGAATTACTATTACTGACCTGAAGAAGATCTTTATAACTATTCGATATTTTTTGTCCTGTTAGTGTTGCCATTATTTACTCCAAATCTTTTATCTATCTTATCATATTCTTCTTTAAATTCCAACGTCAACTGCTTGTTGTTGCTAAGTTCCAGTAATCATCATCATCTTCCCATTTTATACCAGCAGCTTCCCAAGCAACATTTCTATCTGTATTAGCAGGAGGTCGAGGATCTTTAAGCATAGGATCTTCTGGAATATAAGCAGGTTTATTAAGAGGACTATTAACTTTATCAAATCTACCATCCCAACAATAAGGACAGACTCTTGTATTATAACTTGTAAATCGTAACTGAATTAATTTATATTGAAATCCACAATTATCACAAATACCGGGTGCTCTATTTGATACAGCCATTTTAACTCCTAAGTAATATAGTGTAATCGAGGAACAATTTTCATATCAGCTCTTTGTTTATCTGCGTCAAATGCATTCTTAAATGTTTCTTCATAATTTACTTTTAACATTGCAATACGATCAGCAGGAGTATTAGGTCTTTTCATTGAAAGATAATATGCTAAACCATTTACCAGACAAGGTAAAAATCTAAAAGGTATATCTGCATTTTGTATCGCACTTTTTGTAATATCATATAATCTACGAACTCTATAATATCTAAAAGTATAAGTTGCATTACCATCTGGTACGGGCCATACATATACAGTTTCTGTAGTCTCTCCACGTAACGTAGCAAATTGTGTAGGTCTTCCTGATGTAGTCTTATCAGCTATCTGCTCATATTCTTCATAGGAAATTCTATTCATTTGTAAATCATTATCATCAATAGAACTACGCATATATCCATCTAAAATATCAACAGTAGAGGCATCTAAAGTATATGAGGCAGTATCAGTTGATAATGTTTCAGTTTGAAGATCTGTAGCCCAGAGAAGAACTCCACGATTTTGCCAATCGGTTAAAAGAAAATTTAAACTCCGTCTAGCACTCCTACCATCATATCCTGATTGGGGTTGTCCACCAGCAAGTTCATATGCTTCTTCTATAATATCATCAATATAGAAAGTGGTCTCAAATGTATTTGTACCAGACGTAGCCATAATTTATTCCTACGCTTTTCTTCTTCTGTTAATCTTACCAGACTTTTTAGCTTTAGAACCCCATTTGCCATAAGATTCATTTGCTGAAGCTTTTAATTGTTTTTTAGTTCTTTTCTTTTTAATTCGCATTGCAATAGATTCATCTTTGCGAGCACCATAACCTTGAGCACCTACTCTACTTGGAGCTCCTACTTTCTTTCCTTTTTTCATTTTCTTGACAGCCATTTTATTTTTCTCCTTGTTAGTTAATTGTTTATTAATATTAGCTCTACTTATAGCCACTATCTATTTTTCCCTTTTTTCCAAAGACGACTCATCATGCCACCACCTTTAGCTGTGATATTATCCACCACATCTCTTACCTTATTCTTAGCCATATCAAGTTCAGATAATTTATGTTTAACAGCCTCTGCTCTAACTTCTGGAGCTTCTTCTGCAGACTTAAATGTATTTCTAAGCATTGGTTCTTTTCCTTTTCTTATCTTTGCTTCAGCTGAATCTGCCATTAGTAAGGTATCTTATTCTTGGCAGGTCCACCACGATTAAGTTTTACAACAGAAGGTCCTGTACGAGCTGCACCATATCCTTGTCCAGTTGGTCTTCCTGTTGCATCAGGAAAGGTATCAAGTTTAAGTTTTTCACCTTTACCTGTTCTAGCTTCTTTAGATGATTTCCAAGTATTCTTTAACATTATTCTTCTCCCATTATTGTATATTGAGCAGCAACAATTTGTCCACCTTCACTGAATCCTCTTCCCGGATTAACCATTTTCTTTTTAGGTCCTTTATAATCTGGATTCCTATATTGAATAGTAGAACTTTTTTCCATTTTATCATATTCTGCATCACTCATTGCACCTATTTCTTTATCAGTATAATCATCATAGTTTTTTACCTTCTCATACTTTGGTGCACGATCTGTACCACCAACTCTTTTCATACGTCCTACAGCTCTACCTTTTCCAGTAACCTTTTCATAAATAGGAGCACGATCAGTACCACCTACTCGTTTACTTTTCCTTCTTAATATTTTAGTTGGACTCCATGTATCTTTACCAGCTGTTACTTCAATTTCACCTAAGCTTTCAATTTTCTTTTCTTTTTTCTTATTCTTATCTCTTGCTAACCAAGCTTTTACTTCTTCAGCATCCATTATACTTTTCCTCCTTTACTATAAAGTTTTTGTACAATTTTTTGACCAGCGTTGTCAATGCCTAACTTGCCACCTCCAGCTTTTTTAAATCTTTCATTATATTTTCTTGTTAGTCTCTTAGCTACTCCTTCTTCTGGTCTTATAGAGTAAGGAGATTTATTTTGTTTAACATTTAATTCATCCAGAGAACTAGCTCTTTTAGCTAGCTTATCTACAATTTTTTTACCTTCTTTTCTATTTTTAGCTTTTTTCATAGGTTCAGTAAATGTATTTTGAATTTCAAAATCCATCTCTATATCACCTAATTTTATAGCTGCTTGTTTTCTTTTCTTTTCTTGTTCTCTTCTCTTTTTTTCTTTTTTTGCTACGGAATCCATAGCTTTATTCATATTTTTATCTACTTGACTTGGCATTAGTCTCCTCCCTTTATAATGGTATTTGGAGTTCCAGCAGGACTCCAGTTAGTTTGCATATCGTCCTGTCTGGAACGTCTTGAACGATTTCTCACACGTCCAACAGCCAGATTATATTCACCCTGCCAAAATTGTATGGTACTATAGTCTTTCATATAATATGCAGACTCCAGCATACAGGCATTGAATATTGCTTCTGGACAATGTTCGGTAAGATAGTTAGTTGGTGTAGCAGATGTAAGTGTTGTTAATCTGGCTACATAAGAAATCTCACCATCTACAGTGGATACTGGTGTTGGTGCGATTTGTATCTGTGTATTTGTTTTTAATCCATAATACTTTGGATCACCTGTACTAGCCGATACGGGCCAGTAATCAGTAAGGTATAAATATTCTCTCGGTAATAAATTAGTTTTAGTTCCATTATTTGTAACAGTAAAACTTTTAATTAATTCACCATTAGAAGGAACACTTACATGAGCATTAGCAGCACTTACTGCAACACTTGTATAAGTACTTAATCCTAAATCATCAATGTCAGAGATTAATCTTCCCTGACCTCTACCTACAATATCAGGTAAACTACCTGTAAATTCAGTACCATCATTTTCTGTTGCTGCTTGTACTGCACTGACTAATGAAGTGTAATCCATATCTATTATCCATAATACAGATAAATTTTACCAGCACTGGCAGTTCCAGAAACAGAAACATTTCCTCTTACTTTTATTCCCATATCAATCATGTATATTGTATCTACAGTATTTGCTGCAAGAACTGGTTGTTTTATTTGAGGACCATCTTGATCCCCAACTACTATTGAACATACAGCACTACATGCATAGCCATAAGCTCTAATACGTGTATCTGAAAGTGTAGCACTTGTCTTCATATCTACAAAAAGACCATCGCCTCCTGCTCCACCTTCTACCTGAGCTACTTTAATGGTTGTTGACATTTTAATCTCCTATTATGAGGGAGCTTTTACCCTCCCTCAATTATAAACTAAGCTCACTACTTATAAAAGTCTAAGCAATAGTTGCTATTGGTGTGGATACTGTTTCAGCTTTCCATTTGGAATTAGTACCATCATCTTGTATACAAGTAAGTTTAACTCTTGCATTAACTGCTACAGTTGCAGGTAAAGTTAAAGTATCCCCTGCGACATCACTAGCAGGATTAGCTGCAGTACCACCCATAAGTTGTATTGCTCCCATAAAATCAGAAACTCCTGATCCCGGTAATACAAATGTTACTGTTTTACCACTTGCTACAGCTGTAGTAACAACAAATTCATACCATAATCCTACATTACCTGTACTCAGTGCTGGCATGTTAATTACGATGTCATCAGTACCATTTATATTAAAGATAGTTCCACTTTGTGCTGCAGTTAAAGTATCTGTAACAGCACTTCCAGTATTAAAAGTAGAATTATCTACTGCTATACGAATATTTGCTTGACCAGTAAGTTTTAAAGTACCAGTACCAGATACATTACCACTAGAATCTACAGTGAAATTATCAGTTGCAGCTCCAGCTGCATCCAAGGTGATTTGTTTAAATCCATTTTCAGATCTAACTGCACCATTAAAAGTTGTATTAGCCATGTTTTCCTCCTGTCTTGGCTACTGTCAGCTTACGCTGTCAGGATTCAGGGGAGTAATCCTGAAACTACTCCCCTAAGTTATTAGTTATTAAGCTCCTGTGGAACCAAAATAGCCACGCCAATCAGACCAGCCGAAAGAATATCTTTCTCTAGCTTTATAGCGTAGGTTACCTGTATCGAAATCAGGCTCCATTTTAGTTGACAAAGGTGCTCTCACAAAATGCTTTGCTCCGTTTGGAACATCTGTTTTTAAGAACCAACGATCTGCATCGGAGAATCTCTTATTTACAAAATAACCATTAGGAACTAATCCTTGATGATTAACAGCATTTATATCGTTATCAGCAGTACCCACTCTGTATGGACTGTTCAAAATACGATCAGCAGCAAATTGTTCTCCGGGTGCAATGTGTAATGAAACAGCATTGGAACCGATCAAAATGTTTCTGTCGTCTTTACATGTTTGTACTGAAACAAGCCCTGATTCCAGAGAAGCTTCAGACAAATCAACAGTACCACCAGAACCTATAAGGTTACTTTGTGTACCACCACCAACGATTGGGTGGGCTGCACTACAGAGTTCTACACCATCACCACCAGCATAAGAGCTGTTGAATGAATTATTAAATACATCAGCACCTTTTACCTGTTTAGTGTTACCCATTGCACGTGCTAAACCTTTTGCACGAAGTTTAGAGAATGTATCATAAAGATTATCCTCCATAGCTTCTTCAGTAACACTGAATGCTAGTGCAATAGTTTCAGCTGTGTAACGAGCTGTGTATGACTCCTGTGCGTTGTCATATGTTACGGCAGCACCTTCATATTTTACAGGTGCTGATCCAAAACCTGTGAAGAGAACTTCTTCTTCAAAGGCACGATCTGAGTTTTCAGTCTCAAAAAGAGGTGTCAACTCATCAGCAACTTCTCCATACTCCATACCAAAAATAGCATTAAGTCCGGGAACAAGTTGCTTAGCAATACTAGCTCTATTTATAGCCATTGTTATTCCTTTCCTATACTAAGTTGTAGTTGTTATACGGAGCTGATGATGGATTAATTCCACCTCAACAATCGGATAAGCACTTGTTATAGAGTTACCCGGTTCTTTTTTAAGTCCGAGAGGACGCACTAAAGCTGCTGCAGTTTGCACAGCACTAGCTGCATCCAATCCCATATCAGATCTTTTAGTAAAGGTATTACCCCCAGTGTTTGTCACTTCAAAGTTATATTGCATAATTTCGCCTTGAGTAACAGAACCATCAGCTTGTAGATAGAATGTAGCAAACGGATCATCTACGACATATGCTCTTGCATTTGTTGCAGAAGTTCCAGTGGGCCAGTAACCTGACCACTTTGGTTCGCCATCAGCTTCATAACGACAGCCCATGAATACACCCATAGGAGGAACGCTACCATCAAATGCTGGCAATAAGCTCACGTATCCATCTTGAACATGAACTAAATCCCCAGTAAAAATGCTAGGAGCACAACCAGTTTTAATATCATACTGATTAGTACCAGTAGAATTAGAACCACTTCCCCATTTACGAGCAGGAGTAAAACCATTTAACGATTTAGTATCAGACATACCAAAATCTCCCTTTATGGTTTAGTTATAAAAATGTGACTAAGATTGGAACTTAGGTTGCCTACCTTTTGTCACGCTACTTTTGCTTTGATTTGAAATAGGCATTCGAGAATCATTTTGAGACATTAACTGCTGATTTACAGCATCTATCATGCCTTTACTCTTATTCGCATAATACGCATTTCTGGAATCTGCTTGTCCTTGAGGCATCTTGGCAAGGGCGACATCCCCTCTGACAACACAATTTTCATAGCGTCCATTGTCCATCACGACAGACGATGCTAACATTTCAGGAACTTCACTAGGTTCTATGAATACCCATCCTTGTTGTTGTTTAGCTCCCACATTCTTATAGTCATCTTCACCCTTTAAAGAGATTCGTATCCAACGTAAAGCCATTCCTTGGCTCTTAAAGCGTTCAACGACTGAATCTGGAATATCTAACCAATTAGGTTCTGTATATTCAAAGTCTTTAGTCTGTTCTTCTCGTGTTTCTGCACTACGTGATTTTAGTTTAGTTTTCATAACACCCTCCTACCCACGATCTATTGTTGTGTATTCGCTAGAAGATTCTGCTTTGACCTTCTCAGCTGCATACTTCTCAAGTGGTATATTCCATTTCTTGGCTAACTTAACATCATCTTGAGTTAATTTAACTTTTGATTTGGACTTGGGCTGGCTTCGTGATTGTCCTGCCACAACTTGAGGAGTCTTCTTTTTCGGCTGACTCTCTCCGAACTTATGAGGAAAACTGTCTCGCATACGCTTGTCAACTTCTTCATAAAACTCATTTGAGCTTGGATCATATCCTTCTTGCTTCAGTTGCATATCAATAGCTAATGCTGAAGCAGTCATTACTTGATCAGATCCAAACCATGTATTCTCTTTTTTTCTACTCCACTCTACAGCTCTTGGATCAAATTCCTGTGTTGGCTGTGTTTGTTCCTGTGTAGTAGGTTGCTTTGGAGCAGCATCAATTTCTTTTTTAACTTTTTCCAAAGCACTTTTATTATCACTTACTTTACTCAAATCAACTTGTGCTTTTGACATAACTTCTTGAGCTTTCAGCATCTGTTCTTTATTACCACTATCATAGGCATCTAAATAACTTTGCTTTGCCATTTCAAGTTGTTGAGTTAAAATCTTTTCATTAGTATTTATAGAACCTTCACGTAATTCTATATTACCTTTTGTAAACTCATTTAGTCTTTGTTCAAGTTTAGCAGTTTCTGCATTTTTTATTGCCAAAGCTTCTTCAGCTTCTTTACGTCTACGAGTTAATTCGTTAATACGTCTTTGTGCTTCTTTGCCTAACTCTTCTAATCGTATTTCTTTTTCTTCTTTAGTTTCTTTTGGAGCAGGTTCAGTTTCAGATTCAGATTCTTGTACTTCTTCTGTAGCTTTAACTTCTTCTTCTACTTCATAATCAACTTTATCTTTTTTTTCTTTACTTGCTTTTTTAGAAGTATCTATTTCTACTTCTTCAAAAGCTGCTTCGGTTTCTTCTTCTGCCATTTCTACCTCCATAGTTTGCGACAACTAAGATTTAACGCTTGTTATAATTTATATCATATAAATACTACTTAAGCAACTAAGTTTGCTGTAGTATCTAATAATGCAGGATTATCAACTGTCATTAATACTTGATCATCAAAAATTAAAAGCATCTTTACACCTTGATAAACAAATTTAGTTCCAGTTAATTTACCATAACATACAAAATCTCCTACTTTACACCAAGCTCCATTTGGAAATTTTTCAGTATCAGCATATGCTAAATCACCTACTTTAATAACACGTCCTACAGTAGTAAGATAAGCTATATCATCTTTAAGTTTATCAGGAATTATTATTCCTCCTTTAGATTTTTCTTTAGCTGAAACTGGTCTTATTAGTAAATGAAATCCGGGAATATGTGGTAACTCTTTAGGATCAGAAGTATTATTATCTGTTATCCATGAATCATTTGTTATTCCTTTTCCCAAGTTAGGGTGTTGCATTATATCTCTCTACCTTTCTGTTGTTGCCATTCAATATCATTTTGATCTGGTATTAACTTTTTATCAATGTCAGGAGAAATATTCCAATCTGAACCATCTTCAGGGGTTCTATCAGTTACATCACATCCTGCATATTGAATTGTAAGATCTTCTGGTATTGATTGTTCAAAATCAATAATATCATCAAAGTATGGACCCACTTGAGTTTGAAACATATGGGTTAACATTTTTTGACAAAAATCTGCACTTATATCTTTTTTATAAGGGGTACTTTCAAATTTTGTACAATCACCTTGAAAGCAGACAACCATAATTGCTGCATAAAAGATAGTGGGCATTACTTACATGTGCCTTGTTCTGAACATGCACTTGTAGTTTTCACTATCGGTTTTTGTACTTCTTTTGTAGTTTCAATCGGTAATTCGTGTTGAGTACTACAAGCTGCTATAAAAGACATAGCAAATATTAATATAAGTATTTTCATTAGAATTTAAACTCCTGTTCAAAGAAGATAACACCATCATCATCAGGGTTCATTTCAAATTGATTTAAATCTTTACCAACTTGTCTATCCCATCCAACTCTAAAAGTATCGCCACTTCTTTGTTTATATTTTCCAAACAATCTTAGTTTAGATTTTTCATCTTCATCCATATCAAAGTAATATCTATATCCAGCTGACCAACCGGGTAAAGTACTATACCCTGTATCATTAGCTTCAGCCTCTGTAGAAGGCTTCATAAAAATAGATCCACCAATTATTATTCCAGCAATTATTATAATTGCTATCCAAAACATTTTACTCATCAGCATCCATCCTTTTGTTATAAGTACTAATCAATTTTTCTTGACACCAATCAATTCCACTAATAGAACCAACTAACTGCCTATAATGGTTATAGTCCTCTATTGATCCTGATGCAAGCATTTCTTTTAGGCGTTCTTTCTCTTCCTTGAAAGAATCCTTAATTTCTGTCATAAAATCCATTTAAACCTTTTTCCTTCTGCTCCGTCTGGCGTTATCCAATGCAATGGCAATAGCTTGTTTCTTTTTATAACCTGCACCTTTTAACTCTTTAATGTTGCTGGAAATTACTTTTTTACTTTTTCCTTTTTTTAGTGGCATTTTTATTTTCTCCTTCTGCTACCTTAAGGAATGTATCAATCGCTTTATTAGCTTGACGTTCATCAATACTCGAATCAAGTTTCTCTGCATCAAGAGCTATACGAGCTGCAAGTTCCATACTCTTCGCTGCTCCCTCTTTATCTTTCAGAGCAAGCTTACCAGCTTCAGTCATAGCTTTAACAGCAAGTTCATCTTCTTTAAGATCAACTTCACGATTTCTAATAGCAAGTTCTGATACATCTTTCACTGCTTCAACATTTGCTTTTTGTTCGTCAAGTTCTATTCTTTGTTGTTCATTCATTAACATCTGTTGTTCAGGTGACATTGCTGCTGCTTGATTAGCATTAGCTTGTGCAATTTCTTCAGCTGCTTCTGCCATAACAAGTTCCATTGTTTGTGGATCATTTGCTACACCACTTGCTTCAACTACTCCACCTAACTGTTCTTGATAACGTAATAAAATATGTTCACGTATATTAGCTTCTAAAATAGGTACACCCATTTTCATTAAAGGATTTTTCCCAACTAAAGGATCTTGTAAAAATGCAGTCTTGAAGCGAATATGAGCAGTATGATCTTGACCGGGATATGCTTTAATTGGCAATCCTTGAGAGATAGCTAATATATCATCCATTGGATTTCTAGGTTCTGGTTTAGGTTCTGGAGGTAATACTTGTTCCAGATTTGGAAAGTTCGCTGCTGAAAGAACTTCATGATACAATGCTCTCATGTTAAACATTCCCGGAGGAGTTTGCTGTGCCAAAGACAAAGCCATTTGACTTAGTGCTGCTCTATGTGCACTACTTGGAATATTAGGATCAGAGACAGGTGATACATCAACACGTCCATCAAAATCCATTTTCATAATTGATTGTTGTCCACCTATAACTTCATATGGATAATTTTCTGGTAAGAAGTCATAATTAATTTGTGCTAATAATTGGAACTCATCTTTTTGTGATTTATGTAATCGTTTATGAATAGCTGTGAAAAATCTGGATGATGCTTCCAAGAGAGCCATTGTTGTTCCAACAGGTCCATAATTAGTAGATTCAGATAAAACTTGTTCAGTAGAATCAGCAAATTTTTGTCCAGCACCTACTACAAAATTTAACATTTCCATTAGAGTTCTGGATGGTTCTTTATAAGGTAATGGAATAATAGCTTTTGAAAGATCTATACCTGTAGCTTCAACTTCTTTAAATTCACCCGGAGCTATAGGAGCATTATCACCAACCATACGTACTCCTCTGGCTTTAAATCCACCGGGTAGATTAGCAAATTGTCCAGCATCCACTAATGATCTCATTGCAGTTGTTGCTGTCATAGTAAGATTACCAAGGAAGTGGATAAGTCCTAATCCATAAAAACCAAATCCGGGTACATATTTATAGTGGGTAAAGTGTAATTTCTTTTGGAACTTAGGATCATTCTCATCATAATTTCTACGAATACATAAGACTGTTCTTGATTCCTGTTCCACAGTTACTACATATGGTAAGGCTACTGAATCTTCTTCATCATCAAGATTTAAATAGCAATGTTGTTCTAGTAAAGTATATTGAGGATCAGTTGAATCTACTTGAGTAAATCCCATGATCTCATCTATCTTTGAACCCATAGTTGTTTGTTCAGGAGTTCCTGCTTCTGGTAACTCTACATCAGCATACATTCCACTATCTATATCTCTACGCATATCATTAGGTGATCTATAGATAAGATGTGTATAACGATCAGCTCTTCTAAGATCTGTTGCATAATATGAGACATAGAATTGATCTACTGGTATAAATTCTGATACAGGACGTTCCAGAGCCATATCATAATATATCTTTTTAAATGATGATCCTACCAGAGGTAGATGAAAAAGCATTCTTTCAAATTCATCAAAGTATTCAGGCATTTGATCAGTCAACTGGTAATTCATATATTGTTTTACACGCTGTGCTTGTAGCTCACGTTCTGGTGTAACTTTACCTAAGATGGCTGTTTTAACTGGACCTCCTGAAGGAAAGAGTTCTTGTGATGCCTTGGATTGAAACTTAACAGCTGACTCAATCAAGAGGGGGTGAACTGCAGTACATGCTCCTTCAAAAGGTTCATTCGTTTCTTGGAGTTTTAAACCAAGAAGATCAAAACCTCGTTCAAATGTTTCTTCCCATTCTTCTCTGGAATCTTTATCTGTTTTAAATCCTTCTATAACTTCATTGGCAATCTCTTTTAATTTCTCATCATCACATTCTGAAACAAGATTAGCATAATGTTCACTTTCCATTGGTGCTATTGTTATTTCTTCTTCACCTTCGATTTCTATTTCAATCCCATCTGGAGCAGTAACAGCTTCTACTTTTTCTTCAAACTCATCTAACTCTACTGCTTCTTTGCTACCTTCAAAGGGATTTCTTTCTACAGCCATTATATTATCCTCTGTTTATTATAATTATTATATGGGTTACGCATAACCATACCACCAGCTGCGTTACCACTTAAAATTCTATTTACTCTATCAATAGTAGCTTCATCAGGATTAGTATGCCACTTATTTAAGTAGAGTTCTTTAAAAGCATCTATATCTCTACTCTCTATAATTCTTTTAATTAATGCATCAGATCCTTCTCTTTCAAAAATATCAGCAAAAAATATTTCTCTTTGTTGATCTCTATCTAATTCTGTAGGATTACCATGTTTCTTTGCTTCATATAACCAAGCAGGAGGTTCATATCCTGAATCCTCATAATTATTTATAGCTCTGTTTATTGCTGTTATAAAAGCTGGTTGTCCTTCTTTAGGATTAGTCAACCACTGATATTCTCCTTTAGCAGAAGATTCTGGACCTTGATACTCAGCGTCAGGATTATTACCACTTTCTATTTTTCCTATAGTATCAGCCATCCAGTTTAAATTAGCAAGTGAATCTTCTCCTTGTGTATCTAGACCTCTTCCTTGTGCACGAGAAAATACTGTATCAGTTATAGAAGGAGTATAATCTTCTTCTACTGCAATTTTTTCAACTACACTATCAGGAGTTATTATAGCTTCTTCTTCTTCTATTACTGTTTCTTGAGGACCAAAACCCAATCTATTCCATAAACCTACTAATCCAGAAAAATCCATTAGTTAAAACTCCAATATCTTTTTGTTTCGATTGGCTTGGATTCATATTCAGGATCTTCAGGATGCGTAAGATGCCATGAATCCTTCAGATAATGTATAGCCATAGCCATTGCATCCACTTGGTCATCATTTTTCCCATATGGAAACTGTATGGCTTCTGCGTACAAATCTTCTGCCCAATCTTTAAAACGTGGTATCCACAATCGTCCTGCTTCCATTACTGGTGTAGCAGCATGTACTCTAGAGAGTTTATCACGATCTGGCAAGTAATCCAACACTGGAAGTCCAGCTCTACGCATATCTTGGATCAGAGACTGTCCTGAAGCTTTCTTTTCTACGATACAGACTTCTGGTTTCCATTCATCATATAACTCTTGAGCTATCCTTCTGAGTTCAGGATATTCAAATCTATCTCTGGTATTTCCTAATAATATGAGAGAAGGTGCATAATATTCTCTTCCTTGATGATCTTCCACAGGACAATCAAAGATACCCCATGTTTGTATGACACTATAGTCTGCTGTACTCTTGGTGGAGAATGCTGTATCATATGTCTGTATAATCATATGACATGTTGGAGCATCCTCTTCATCCCATGTTTTAAACCATGTGGATTTTATAGCACCACCTTCATCAGGTGTAGGATTCTGCATGTACAAAGCATTCCAATACTTTGCACCATTATTAGCTCTTATCTCTGCTTCATCCATGTTTAAAATTTTTTCAGGTTTCCATTCAGGAAAATAACTGGAACCCACTGGTAAGTTTAAAAGTTTAGAAGATGACTCATCTAACCATGCTGGTATGGAGATAACTTCCCAAGGTGTTGTTTCTTCTGTTTGATTATTCAGAAGCCATCCACAAAGATCATCTTCATGATAACGTGTGTTGATAATAACAATGGAACCATTGGGCATGAGACGAGTTCTGAGACCAGCAGGATACCAGTCCTTTATATACTTACGTCCTGTTTCTGAGAAAGCATCTTCTTCTGACATGGCATCATCTATAAGAGCTATATGAGCACCACGTCCAGCAACCTGTGATCGAACACCTGCTGCATAGTATGTTCCATTCTGTTTAGTTTTCCATTTACCAGCTGCTCTTACATCTTGTCTTAGAGCTACACCGGGGAAAATTTCCTGATATAAATCTTGTTTAAGAATATCTCTGACTGTTCTACCAAAGTCACTGGCAAGCTGGTCACTATGCGAGATAGACATGATCTGATGATTAGGGTTACGTCCTATATACCATGAAGGGAATAATTGAGAACATAATAATGATTTACTTGATCTGGGTGGTAGGAATACCATAAGTCGTTTAGGTTCTTCGGAATCAACTATCTCTTGTAATTTATCAGAGATTACTTTAATATGTCTACCAACTTTAAAATCATCCACTAAAGTTGGAGCCATGAACTGTACATAAGAAAAAAAACTACCACGAGATGCTCTTACAGCTTTATTATATAATTCTTTTATAGCATCTTTTTTATTAATGGAGTGTTGTAACATGAGTACTATTTACCATATTTTTATAAAGTTGACTGATGTGTTCAAATGCTATAAGAAGATTAGTTCTATATAGATCTTCCTCATCATTCTTAATTAAATCTGATTTAGCCAAATGCTCCATAGAAGCTAACAGATCTGCTAGAATATAACTATTAGTTAGCTCTGCCTTGTCCACCATTCTTTACAACCTTTAATCCTATTACTTCTGCAAGTCTTTGTATATCATGTTCATCCTCTTCATTGATCCCAGAAATTTCTTGTTTAATTTCTTTTTTATCTATAAACATTCCTAGATGTTTTGCAATAAGTTCCATTGATCTATTAGCATTAGTATAATCCTCTGCATCAGTAGCTCTCATATATGTTTGATATACCTTGTCCATTACTTTTTGTGCATCCCAAGAAACTTTCTCTACTACTTCTTCCCTGAGAGTTTCTATATAGGCTCGTATTTTAGGATTTGATAAGTATTGATGAGCTCGCTTCACAGTCTTGGAAGCATCCATCTCTCCAGTATCAGTACGATTAACAGGAGCATAACCAGCATTAAGAAGAGCTTGTTTGGCATCATTGGTTGCTACATATGCCTCAGCAAACTTCTGTTGCTTGATAGTTAATCCATAATCATTTACAGGTTCTCTAGCCATGTTTAGATAATAACAGATATTCTCTGAGAAGACAAGTAAAAGTATTTGCATAATTGTAGAATCCATGTTATTTTAACTCTTGAAGAGAGGGTAAAGACTATAATTAATTATTATTCTTTTTAATCCTTTAAAGACCTTTAATAAGATAGCTCGGATAAACTTTCAATGTTTCCTTATAATGATGATGAATGGGATTTTATTTCTAATAATAAATCCTAATTTCATAATTTTGCTCTTTACGTGGGGGTGGGGTATATATAGGAGGGACCCTAGAAAATTTTTCCCCTCCCCCTAAGACTTTTTCTTCAGCTAAAACTCATTTGAGAATAATTCTCAATCTCAATTAGGATATGCTAAAATTTCCCAAACCTTATTCAGCTGCGAATGAGTCGCATTTGCAATTTACCTATTTCCCTAAATAAAAAAAATAAATCTACATAAAATCTACATAACTTTTCTATTTTATATTTATAATTCTGTGCGACTATTAATTATAAGAAAAAATTATAGGATATACCCTATAGAGATTGATAGCCAGAATCAGAAGGGAAAAAAAGAAAATGTTTAACAATTTCTTTAGTTGGTCTAACTTTTTTAAAGCTGAGTACTACTCACCTAGTCGTACTTGCTTTCAAAGAAAGACTAATCGCTATGGCAAAGCTGGAACATGGTCTAACCATAAACAATATCTTTTAGTTAATAGAGATATTTCTACTGGTAGATTTATACCAAAAATACGCCAAGTCCACTAGAAATTCAGCTGAGTTTCTAGCCTAGAAACTAAAATCCCTTCTTAGAGAAATTCGAGAAGGGATTTTTTTATGTGGTAATTGCTGCCCCTGGAAAATTTTAAATAAAAAAAAGACTCTTGGAATATCTCTCAAGAGTCTTTTAATTATTTTAAATATAAATTAGTCTTATACTAGTTTTGAAGAATTATCCACAATAGTCGTAGCATAATTGTCTATACTATCTTGGCTAACTTTTTTATATTCAAGACTTTGCATAAATCTATTAATATGTCTGCTTGTAGTTACTGAATGGAATTGTTCAGTTATAAAGTTGTAGCCATTAGCTGAAATAATAGCGACAGGTGTTTCATAACTAAATAGTATTTGTGAACCATTCGGAACAGTTATAACATTTTGATTATGCTTTATTGGTTTAAGTTTAATCATGTCATTACCTTCTACTAGTTTTATATTTAAAACTTTTATCAGTTCCTATCACATACTTAACAATATATCTGATTCGGTCACCTGTTAAAGTTTTTCTCATAGTTTTAATATACTATCTCATTATGTAGATTTTATATAGATGTTATAGAGATTTTATAAAGAGAACAAACCATGAACAGGACCAGAAGTATATCACACTTTTATGAATATTTTATGGAGATTTAATTTAGATTTCGTGGACATTGTAAAAGTTATATCGTGGACATTGTAAAAGTTATGAACGTGGACATTGTAAAAGTTACACTTGCGAATGATTATCAGTCTCAATCGTGGACATTGTAAAAGTCCTGCATAAGGGCCTGTGATTAAGTCTCACTTGCATTGCGACTAACTCTCATCTGCATTGCGAATGGTTCTCATTCCCAAGTCTTGTATGTTACTCTTAAAAAACTTTGCAAAGTACATTACATAATTCTTATATGAGACAATAGGTTACCTCTTAAATGTAATGCATAAGAAATTTAAAAAGTTACTTTAAATGTACTTATGCATGGAACAAAGCAAGAACATTGTGACATATATGCAACACTTTAACTATATTTTAAAATAAAATGCATTAATCTTAAATAAAATGTTTACATCTATACTTAATTGTAGTACTTCTTATATAACTTTAAAATAATATGATTGGAATATAATTATGAATACATTTACAGGCAAGTTAACAGGCATTAAAAGATTAAATAATTCTATTAATGGTAATCCAAAATTTCAATTACATTTTGGTAATGAAGTGGTAACAACACCAAGCGATAGTATGATTGCTTATAAAATAGGTGATTTTTTATTAGGTAAAACATTAAATCTTAAATATCATTACACTAAAAAACATAAAGCGATATTAGATAACTTCACTGAGGTGTAAAATGAGATTAAAAGAAACACACAAAGCAATAGTAAATGCTACTAGTTTATATGCTGATAGCCAATTTACAATAAGAGATGTTACTAATTATTCACCTCGAGTATTGAAGTTAAGTACTAATGTTAAACTTGGCAAGATAGTTAAGAGAGGTAAACATAAAGGTAAACGTATACTTACATTAACACTTATTGAGAGAGAAACATGCACCAATGAATGTGAGCATTACACCACCTGCTATGGAAATAACATGCCATTTGCTCATAGATTTGAAGTGAATGAAGTATTCATGATGAGACTTGAAAGTGATATAGAATATTATGTAAAGAAATATCCCAAAGGTATACTAATAAGATTGCATGTACTAGGTGATTTCAATTCTATACAATATGTAGAGTTTTGGAATAGAATGTTACATACCTATAGTAGCATAGCTATTTATGGATATACTCGTAATCATATTACAAGTAAGTATGAATATATACGAGCAATAGGATATAAGATTATTGCAATAAGAAACATACATAAAGATAGATTTGCAATAAGATTTAGTAATAAATTAGATGATGAGTTTAGTGCCAATAGTAGAGATATAACAAGCAAAGGTATAACATGCCTTGCTCAAGTTAAAGCAAGTGTATCTTGCTCTGATTGTACTCTATGCTGGGCAAGTAAAAAACCTATAGGTTTTATAACACACTAATAATACATAACATCTACATAAAATATACATAATTGTATGCTACTACTAACATAATGAAACAAATAAAGGATATAAAAATGAAAAATAAATTTGGTAAATCTAAAGACATTGACAATGCATATGCTACATACCTTACTATCAATGAAGAAAATGGTATGTACTTTGAATGGAAAATTTTAAAGACATATCAGCATAAAGATAATGAGGACAAGAATGGATATGCTAGATGGTTTACTGCATGTAAATCACCTATGACACATGACAGATGGGAGTATGGAGATGCTTACATTAGAGATATAATGGACACAAAACCTATGCGAACATCAGCAACTAAAGAATGGAGAGAAACCTATGCTTAAATTTATTTTATGGGTTGCCATAGCTGTTTGGATGATGGCATTTACTGTCGTAGTAATAGGTTATTTATTAACAATTACATAAGTGGAGAATGTATAATGACAAAACTATATGAAACTGATTATGTTTTAGTAGATGATAACAACGAGCCAACAGAAGCTCTATGGTTAATCTATGGAGATGAAGAAGAAGTTAAACAAGATGCTTATGTTACAGGATATAAGTATATTCCTATGACAAAGTTAAGTAAACATTGGCAAGATAAATATATAAAATATTTAAAGGAGAATGTATAATGGACGATATACTAGATGAAAACTTTGATAAGTTAAATGATAAAGAACAAGAACATTTTACTAAAGAATATAAAATAAAAACTGTTTCTTCAGTAGCCGATTGGTTGGAAGATGAAGAAGAAGGATTAAAATTATTTGATGAGATGCAAAGATATTATAAAAGTTTAGGAGATATTTAATGAGTTTACCATCAGAGATACAGAGCATGGAAGAAGACAGACATGAAGAAAATATTATAACAAGAGCAATAGATATTTACAGAGACTACCAAGCTCTGATGGCAGGACAGAGTATAGAAACAGAAGAACAAAATAAAAAAAGATTTTTAGATTTATGTTTGGAAACAGAACAAGATGCTCAAGAGTTATGGCAAGAGTGTGAAAATTTAGGAGAAATGAAATGATAACACAGATAAGAAAAGCAAATGGTGAAACATATAAAGAATATTATTGTGATGTAACTGTGTGTTGGTCTGGTAATAATTATGAAGCAAAGAACAAAGAAGAATATGTGCAGTCTGTAAAGGAATGTTTTCTTGAGGAGTATGGCATAGTATTAACTGATAAGGAAATAAGTAATATAAAAGAGGGGAATTATTATGACTAAAGAACAAATACTAGATAAACTATATCAAGCAAGAGACTATGCGTCAGATGCTATGAATGTTGCCAATCAAGCAAGTGAGTTGGCATCAGAAGCAGAAACACAAGCGATAGAAACATATGATAATGTATGTGATGCTATTAGCATGGTAGAGGAATTAAAAGATGACTAATAAAGAAAGAGCAGAAAGAATTAAGAAAGCATTATCTCTTGGAGAGCAAGAAGATAAAGGTAATAAATATTATAGAGTAGCAGATGTGTTAAGTGATTTAAGACATTACTGTGATGAAAATAATATTGATTGGTTTGATGAAGTTAATACAGCAGATTTATATTATGATGAGGAGAATGAAGATGAAAACATATAAAGTAGATGACATAATTGAAAATGTAGATACTAAAGATTACAATGGTGATTATACAGCTATTAATGTAAATGATATTCAGGGTAAAATATCTTTATGTGGTATTGGTGGCTCTGATGATGATTTTATTGAAGATGGATTTTTACCCAAAGGAAAATATATTTTATTTAGAGCAATTAAAGTTATTGAAATAGAGGGGGATTAAAAGATGAATGAAGATTTATACGAAATGAGTAATAAGTTATTAGCTTTTTGTGAGAAGTATAAAGATGAAATTCCTTATGATGACTTAAATAATTTCCATGAGTTATGGAGTAGAATTTATAATAATTTACAAACAGGAGAATGAAGATGTTCCTAGTAACATATAAAATCCAAGATGGAGAGCATGAATACCATGAGTACTCTTGGTTCTCTATGGGTACTCAATCTGATTATGATGTGGGAGTTATTAAAGATAAGGTACTGATAGAGGAAGT